CACCTGTTGCTGTTCGTGGGGCGACGTGTAAACCTGTCGTTGTTGAGGTGCCGGTGCCGTCACCTGTGGCGGTGCGGAACGCTATGCGAACACCTATGGTTGTGGAGCTGCCGGTGCCGGTTCCGGTAGCGGTGGTGTCGAGTGTGCGTGACCCGTTGTAGCCGGTCGTATTCGTAGAATACGTCAGGGCTGTGGATGCGTAGCCTTGTGCGACGTTGGCGGTGGTGCCTTCGTAGGTGAGTTGTTCCCGGTCGTATAGGTAGTCGGGGTTGTCGTAGTCTTGTTCTACGGTGTTTCCGGCGTACGTTATGTGTTCTTCGTAGTCGGTGGAGGATTCGTACAGCCGACTCATCGGTTACTCCTGTGGCGGGTCAGGGAACTCGGCTTGTTCGTTACGTTCCACAACAGACAGCACCTCCGCATCCAACACAACCTGCTCCTTGTTCGCTGGGATACTGACGATGTTGGGGTCAGCAGTCATGCGTTCAACTTCCACAGCATAAATAGCGTCAACACCTCGCTGTGCTTGACTGCCTGCGGCGTTCTGAATCCAATCTTGAGGGTCATCCACCAAGTACCGAATTGCCTTATCTTCTGCTTCTGTCAAAGTGATTGTGTATGTAGCCATGATGTTTCTCCCTATGCGATCTTTGCTATTGAAAACTGGTTGAAGCGGTCAGAAGATGTGTTGTAGATTTGTCCTTCATACAACCTAAACCTGATGGTGCTGTTCGCTGTTAGGTCAACGATTGAGTCAAGACACAAAGTTCTGTACCCAGACCCAGACGAGGCATAACAGTGACCGTAGTGGGAAGAGTTCGCTGGTGCAGAGTTGTTGATGCCGATAAGAACACGTAAATTGCCAGAACTTCCGTGCATAAACGGGTTCAAGGTAATTCTGTATTTGCCCGCAATAGGAACTGTGAACACACCAGCCGAGTAAGTGATACCACCTTGATTCTCCCAGAACTCATTGAACAATAGGATTGTGTCACCAGTCGGACTGGTCATCGCCGTGCCCATCTGCCCAGAAATAATCGGGTTGCCCGAGTCAATAGCACCGTAGACCGATAGCCCGTACTGCGGTGCATCCTGCCCACCCCAACCAGTCGGATAGCCAATGTTCACATTGTTGTAAAGGTGAATCAGTTGATTGCTCCCGTTCGCTGACGGTAACTGTCCACGGATACCAGACTGGATACGCAAACTCTCGGTAGATCGTGTCCCCGTCACATTCGACCCGATGTAGACGTAGTTACCTTCGTTTTGCAGAAACAAAGTGTCTAATGAACTGTTATTGCGTGCGAGTATCTCGTTGCTGTCAATAACGATGTTGTCGCCTGATGTTTCACCCACCTGCAAATAGCCTGAACCAGCAGTCAGCGAGGCATCAGTGCCTCCCTCCACATGCAGGGGAACTTCAGGTGACGTTGTACCGATACCGACACGCTCATTCGCATCATCAACATGCAACGGCGCACCATCCAACAACGCAGTCTCAATCGCCTCAACCGCATCATTCACATCCGCATGTTGAGCAGAATGCGACGGCGAAGCCATCGTCGAGCTGGATGTCGGGTTCGTAAAGTTATCTATGCTGGACGGAAAATTCGTAGTCATGCAGGCACCTCGGGAGGAGTAGGCGGATTAGCCTCATGCTCGGCTTGACGCTCAGCGGCAGACAACAACGTGCTACCAGCAATAATCTGTTCCCGATCAGCAGGAATAGAAACAACCTCAGGATCAGCCAACAGGCGTTCTGTTTCATCCTTGACCATTTCATCCATCGCCTCACGGCAACGATTAGCAACAAGATTTTCAACCCATTGTTGAGGGCTGACAGCAACATAGCAAAACGCTCGGTATTCGATGTCTGTCATCGTGACGGTAATGTCCATTGATTTCACGCTACTTTCATTATTAAACCGCAGTTATGGTTGACCGGATAAACACCTACGTTGCCGCCCGTAACACGGATATAGATTTCTAGGAAATCGCCTGCAACACAATTAATAAGAACAGTGCCACCCGAATTTTCCCAAGGGCCATCGTGACTGAAATGGGTGTAAGCCACAACAACACCACCCTTCTTAAACTCGTAGTAGCCGTAACCTGGGGCTGGTGATGATAAAGCAGAAACAGACATCATGTAAGTTCCGCTTTCAGGAACCGTGTAGACACCTGTGCTAGTGTTGTAACCGCCCCCGACATTGACTAACAGGTTGCTCATTACGTAATTAGAATTAGCAAAGTAACTACCACCTATATTCGCGTAACCAGATACGCGAGGCTGGTTTGGCATTGAAACATGACCAGCGTTTGTAACACTTACTCCAATGTTGAATGTTGGTTCCGCGCCTGCTGTAGTTGAAGCGGCTGTGCCGACAGCAACGCCGCCATTGTCAATACCGATGAATCCTGAAACACCAGTATTGATTGTCTCAAATGCACCTGTGCCACTGTTACCTGTCGAGTTCATCGTGAGGTTCGACGCTAGATACAGTTGGTTCTGCCCGTTCGTGTTTGAGAACATGATCTCGCCACGAGGAAACGCAACACCTCCATACTGCGGATGACCTGAATATGTTCGGCTTGTATCACCGACAAATAAATCACCCATGACTTCCAGCGTGTTGTTAGGTGTAGTTGTACCGATACCAACATTGCCAGAGTTGTCAATACGCAGACGCTCTGTATCTGCAGAGTTAGCAATCCTAAATTCGGCCTGCAAAGGGCTATCCTGTTTTGCCCTAAGAATCATTCCCCAGTTGGCATCTGAGTAAATAGAACCAGCAACATACTCGCCACCAGAGCCAATCGTTACGCTGTCATCAGACAGGATACTTCCAGCAACGTGAAGTGTCGTGCTAGGTGTCGTTGTACCAATACCTACTCGTTCGTTAGCATCATCAATATGTAACGGTGCGCCATCCAACAACGACGTTTGCACCGCTTCCATAGCGTCATTAATATCGGCATGTTGTTGATCGTGCGGCGGATTATCTAACGTGTCAGCTGACGTAGGGTTCGTGAACGCATCAATGCTGGACGGGAAGTTCGTGGTCATTGTGGTGCCTCAGGGAACTCGGCGGTGTCTGACGGTTCCCATGTTGCAGGAAAGTCCCTCAGGGCTTGACGGTAGGTTGCCCACGCTTCACGGTTACCAGTCGGATCATCATGGGTTTGAGTCCAATCAGACTCGGCCAACAAACGATCACGCTGGTGGCGCATACGACCCACATACAAATCAAGCGAAACATTCTGTTGGTCAAACGGTGACGTTAAATCCATTACGGCTTCTCCCCTATGATGGTACAAAATAGTTCGTCGTTGTTTGCCCAAGTTATCGGAGATGTGCTAGTGCAAATAAAACCGCCGTGATACCTGAAATTAAAAATTGTGTTACTGCCGCTGTGGTATGGCATAACTGCGGTGTGAACTAAAGTGTTAGCGTCGTATGTTGTCCCGTACCCGCCAGACCAAAACGAGGTGAGAGTGGCATCCATTGCCGCCGCTGAAGGAACGATGAGTTGCAAATCCCCGCTACCGCTTACGCTGTTAACGCGCAACATTGCTTGAATAATTACCAACTCTTTAACAACCATGTAGCGACCAGTTGCAACATTAGGGTTAATTGTGCCAGAAGTAAATGACCACGTTGGAGTGAAATTAATCCATGTGCCGATGGCGTTTAGTTGGTAATCAAGCGACGAAGTAACCGCCGAACCATCAACACCAACCTTCGACTCCAAAGCCTCAACAGCATCATTCAAATTAGCGTGCTGAGTAGCATGAGGAACCGTAACAGAATCCATCGCATCCGAAGCAGACGGATTCGTGAACGAATCCAAAGAACCCGGAAAATTAGTTGCCATCAGTCCAACGTCAACGTCAACGAAGTAATCTGAAACGTATCACCAGCCGTCACAGCAGCAGACGAAGCCAACGCCCCAGACCACAACGCATTACCAGCAGACGAAGCATCCCACAACGACCAATGCGAATAAGTCTCAGACGTAGAAACATTCGTCCACTCAACAGTCCCAGACGAAACCATCGAACCACCCGAAGCTGCACCAAACGACACAGCCTTCCGAGTAGTCTCACCAGCCGCATTAGCCGTACCATCCTCACCCGGATCACCCGTATGCAACTGCAAATACGCAGCAGAAACACTGAACGCAGTACCAGAAATCGCATCCAGCAACTTGTTCTCAGCATAATTAGAAATACTCATGTCAACTCCTAGTAGTCGTCACTAAATAATAGCACCCCAGAAAGAGCGAAGCCCCCCGCCGAAGCAGGGGGCAACGCAACCAGGGTCAACCAGATCAGGCGTTAGCACCGATGCTGGACGATGACTCGATACGACGGAGGCTTGCCTCACGGAAGCGACCGTAACCACCGAGCCAGTACCAACCGATTGGACGGAAACGCTCAAGGGTGTCAGTGATAGGACCACGGACAATCTTCGGAAGCGCACCGTTACCATCAACGATTGAGTGTGCCTTAGCGAGAGCCTGACGGCCCATCACCAACGTTGCGTACACATCAATGGTACCGGCTGAACCGGATCCGTTTGATGCGTTAGCAAACAGAGGTGCGCGTGGTGTCTCAATGAAACGGACACCCTCAAAAGCACCAATCTCACCGTTGTAAATCATGTCGGTGTCAACATAGACGTGTGGGTCACGCCATGCTGCTGCGCCGGTCTCTGAACGGAGGTCATAGGAAACGTCCGGGTGGATGAATCCCATGTACAAACCGTTGAACGTTGGGACGTTCGCTGCACGCAACTGTGCGGTTGCCTTACGAATGTCGTTGGCTTCCAACTCGTCTTCCACAGCAACGGTGGTACGAGAACTTGGGGTGGTTGCACCGCCGCCGCCATAAGCGACATTGGAACCAGCCTTCAACACGTCAGCAACAATGGTGTCAAGTGACGAACCGGCGTTGTAACCGATGACGTTCGCTGCAACAGTGTCAACGTCAAGGAACGAGGTGCCACGCAGCTTAGCGGTCGTAGCAACAGCGTTACCGTATTCGTTGAGGGTCACTGTCACTTGGCTGTCGCTCATCGCAACAGCAGTAACGTCTGACGTTTCGGTGAGGGCTGACGTTGCTTCAGCAAGATCGTTGAAGATCGTGAACGTAACCGACGTACCAGGCATCGCCTGCTGGGTCGGCTGAACGTCTGCTACAGCGTCAAACAAAAGTTCTGAACGGAGCGCAAAATATGCGAGCCGATCAAATGCCGCCTGATCGACGGATACTGATGACTGTTGGGTATATGCCATTGGGGATCAAACCTTTCGGAAAGAGGAAGCCCCCTAACGGTTAGAAGGCTTCGGATTGTGCTTGGGCTTCGGCCAGCAACTTTTCAACTTCCGCTTGAGACTTTGCTTGCGAAATGCGTTGAACAAAATCGACAGGAGGTTCACTGTCTGAACCTGCCGCAATCTGGTTCGTCCGATTCCACGTTCCGGCTTCCTGCTTGATGCTTTCAGCCTGCGTGTCTTTCAGAAGTCCTGCTTCGATACCTGCTTCACGGATAGCGTCAGCCGACAGTTCACCGTCATACGCTTTCACGAAATATTTGGAGATCGGCAACTCAGGGTCAATACCTGCTTTGACGAACGCCAACTCTCGTGCCGCGCTAGACGCTGCATCTGCTTGCGCTTTCAGTTCAGCATTTTCTGCTTCCAGCTGCCTCATCCGATCGCGTAACGGATTTCTGCCTTCTTGCTCTTCATCGAAGTTGCTGTCCATATGTACACTCCTTTGCCCAATCACCATCCGGAGGCAGATAGTGACGCTGCTATTTCTCCCTTGCGGGGTTCCTGCCCACCGTGGGCATCGGGACAATCATATCACAAGTTATTGAAGTCCGGTGAGTTCTGCGCCTTGACCTGCGAAACCGCCACCTTGCTCGAAAGCTGCTTGACGGCGACGGCCACGTTGACGTAAACGTTGCTGTGCCGCAGCGGATGTGCCGAACACCGCACCGATTTGTTCCTGTTGCCCGAATGCCTGCTCCCCGGCCTGCGCTTCTTCCGTGGTTAAACCAAAGATTTCCTGGCCTGTTTCGATAGCCTGGAAACCAGCTTGGGCTTGCTGTTCAGTGATACCACGACGTGCAAGTTCTTCTGCTGTGCCAACACCGATACCCATACCGGACTGTGCAGCGGCTCCGGCGATCTGTGCGGCTCGAGCCTGGGTTTCAAGTATGGGGCGTGAACGTTCTGGGTCAAGGAAGTATGCGGCCAGCCCACCGTCGTCAATGTTGTACAGGCGACGCATTTCTTGAAGCACGACAGGGTCTGCGTTAGCTACTGCTTCGTATGCGTTTTGGACTCGGCCAGCTACCTCTTCTGGTGAAACATCGTTAGAAATGAGTCGGTCGGTGATGTCTTTGTCGTTAAACATTTGTGATGGTAGACCGCTGTTACGGAACAGTTGCCGGTAACGGTTTTCTTGTGACAGGTATTCGGCTTCTGACAGGGTGTTAAGTCCCGCACGTCGGCGTGCCTCGTTACCTGAGAAACGTTGCTTGTATTGGTCAGTTTCACGAATCCGGCCAACCAAAATGTTTTGATCCAAGATGTCTTCGTCAAA